TAAAAAATTAAATTATTTAATTATTAAATAATATTATCTAATTAAAAATATTAAAGTTAAAATCTAGCATTTCTTCTTCTTTGTTTAATTATTTCTGACATTTTTTCAGTCGAACTGGGAGTTTCTGTTTCATAATCTAATGATATTTTTATTTTTTCTTCTTCTTTTTTAGGTTTATCTAACATCATAATTCCATTATATCTTGGTTCTTCTTCTTCTTTTGGAATTGATTTAACTTTTTGATAAGTATCTTTTCTTAATACCAAATCAGGATTGTTTCTTGGATATTGTGATTGTTCTTCATCTCTTGCTACTTTTTGAACTTGGGTTATTTGAACAGGTTTTTTTACTTGGACAACTTTATTTGTTTGTGATTGTGATTGTGATTGTGTTTGTGATTGTGATTGTGATTGTGATTGTGATTCCATATTTGATGATGATAAATTTGATTCTATATCAGATAATTTTGAATCCATATTAGACTTAATTTTACTTAATAATTCTAATTTTGAAATTGATTCTATTTTTTGTTTTAATTTATGAATTTCTTTTTCTTGAAATTTAACTGCTTCTTCTAATTCATCAATATATGATTGTTTTTTTTCCAATTCATTTAATAAATAATTTCCAATTCTTCTGTCTATATCATTTGATAACAATTGAACTTGTTGAGAAAAATTATTATTTTGATTAAATTGAGATGATTCAATATTTATTTCTTTAGTTTTTTTATCAAATGATTCTGGTATTTTTGTATTAATATTATCATTATCATTATCATTATAATTATCATTATTATTATGATTTTGTTCATTGGTATTATTAATATTATCAAAATCATAATTAACAATATTTAATTTTGTTGTATCGTCTAATTTTATTGAATTTAATATTTCTGTTAAAGAACTTGTTGTTTCATTTTTTTGATTTGGTAAATCCATATTTTAATATAATAATAAATTATACCTTTAATTTATTTTTTTATTTTATACTCATTTTTATAAAAATTAATATTTATTAAATATTATTTGGTGATTTTAGTTAAATAATTTACATTTATAATTAATCTATTAATTTTTTGTAATTTTAGCAAATTATCAAAATTTGTATCGTTTGGATTTAATTCGGTATTATCATTTAAAATAATAACTTTTTCAAGATTAGTCGGAGGATTTAAAATTTTATTTTTAAATTCTTTTGAGGCAACAAATTTTAAATTTTTTAGTCCAATAGGTAAATTTTCTAAATAAGCAATTGGATTATGATTTAGAATTAATATTTTAATAGAAGCCGGTAAATTATCTATATTTGATAACTTATTATAAGAACAATTTAACTTAACAATACTTGAAGGCAAATAATCTAGTTTTGTAATTAGATTATAAGAACAATCCAATATTTCTATTTGACTTGGTAAATTATCAAGTTGTGTAATTAAATTATGAGAACAATCTAATATTTTAAGTCCTGATGGTAAATTATTCAATTCTGTTAATTGATTTGAACTACATTTTAATATTTGTAAATTTTCTGCATATATGGAAATTGAATTCATTTCAATTAATTCATTGTTCTTACATTCAAATATTTTTAAATTATTTGATTGAGGAATAAATTCTTCTATTTGTATTCTTATTTTATTCGAATTTATTTTTAATACTTCTAACTCTGGAAGATAAAAATTTTTTAATTTAACTTCATTATTTGCTAATTTACATTATGATATTTCTAATATTTTTAATGTTGGTGGTAAATAATTTATTTTATTTATATTATTATTTGAACATCTTAAATGTGTCAAAGTAATTGGAAGATTTGTAATCTGGGAAATATTTAAATTTGTACAATTAATTTTAAGAATACTTGATGAAATAACAGACAATGAATTTAATATCAAATTATCTTTATTTTTTTGTAATTTTCCAACCCAATCATAAAAATTTTTAATAGTATCAGCATTTCTCCGATTAAATTTGTCAACAATAATGAGTTTTATTAAATTATTAAAATTTGATAAATCTAACACTTTTGCTATTTCCTCATAATTTAAATTAATAATCAATTTGGTTGTTTCATTTTTAACGAGAAAATTTAAGTTATCTAAAGGATGAGTTAATTCGATGGAATGTGTGTCATATTTAGTTTTTACCATTTGTAATTTGTTATTTGTTATTATGAATTTATAATTTATTAAATATAATTACAAAGAATATTCAATTTTTATAAATTATACAAAATTAAAAATCATCATTATTAGCAATTATAAATGTAGATTCTGTTATATATTCCAAATGAGCAGATTTGTATTCAGTTGCTCTTGATTCATGAAAATTTGTTTTTTGAACCATTCCAATAGTATCCATAAAACTAAATGGATTTGTAGATTTGTATATTTTATTATATCCTAATGATACTCCCAATCTATCTGCAACATATTCTATATATTGATTCATCAATTCTGAATTTAATCCTACAAGTTTACATTTTATTGATTCTGTAGTGAAATTTTTAGCAATTTCTACAGATTCTAATATAATTTGTTTTACTTCAGTTTCACTTAATTTATTATTTAACAATTTATAAAGTTCACAAGCAAAATCACAATGTAATTTTTCATCTCTACTAATTAATTCATTTGATTTAGTTAATCCCTGTAAAAATAGTCTACCACCACCAATATATTTTTTTAACCAATAAATAATAGCAAAAGCACCAGAAAATAAAATACCTTCAACACATGCAAAAGCAACTAATTTATGTGCTATCGAAGTATTAGATTGAATCCATTTAAAAGCCCAATCAGCAATTTTTTTTATTGATGGAATTGTTTTAATTGAATCAAATAAATATATTTTTTCTGTAGAATCTTTAATTAAATTATCAATCATTAACGAATAACATTCATTATGTATACCTTCCATCATTGCTTGAAATCTATATGTGGTAATTGCTTCATTGATTGTTATTTTATTGATAAGATTTGTATCCAAGTTAAGATTTACTATCCCATCCATACTAGCAAAAAATGCTAAAATCATTTTAATGACATATTTAGTATCTGAATCAAGAGTTTCAAAATCCTTATAATCTTGAGAAAAATCAATTTCTTCTGCTGTCCATAGTGATTTTTCTTGTTTTTTATATTCAGCCCACAAAGTAGGATATTTTATTGGAAATAATGTAAATCTTCTATTAGATTCGTCTAAAATGGGTTCATATTCTATTTCTCTAGTATAATATTTGTCTTCGATTGTTTCAATAACAAATTTTGACATATTTCAAGTTTATAATATTAATAATTTTATATTAATTTTATATTTCAATTATTTTAAAATTATGTTAAAATTTAAAACTTCAAGACCTAAAATCAACTTAAAAAATATAATTATCAAATGATTATGGGTTTATAGTCTTAATGACGATGTAGTTCTATAATGTTTAATTCTTTAATTTTAATTAGGATTTATTCAACATTATCATCATATTTTAAATAAAAAATATATAAAAAAAATTAATTTTTATTCTAAATAAAATATTAAATTAATAGTATTTATTTCATGTCAAAATTATATTTTGAATATTTCATTGAATTAAGAGAATTGTGTCTTAATTATGATTCTACATTAGAACAATATTTAGAAAAAATTATCAATGATATTAATTTAGGATTACCGGATAAACAATTTAATAAAATTGAATTTTACGATTATTTGGCAAAAACTCTAGCTACTTTTGCAACAAAAGATCCAATGTTTTCAAAAATTGCAGGAATTTATCAAACCAAAATATATGATTTAGAAATAGGTAGAAATTATTTGGACTTGATTAAAAAACAATATGAATCTGAATTAATTTCTGAAAAATTTTTTCAATTTGTCCTAACCCATTCGGATTACCTAATTGAGATTATCAAATGGGAACGTGATGAATTAATTGATTATTTTGGTTTAAAAACACTTGAACGTTCTTATTTGTTAAAAGATTCTGATAGTAATTTTATTGAAAGACCCCAGATGATGTGGTTAAGAGTTGCAATTCAAATTCATGGATTATGGGAACACGAATCAATTGAATTGAAATCAAAATTAGAATTAGTTAGAGAAACATATGATTATATGTCCCAATTATATTTTACTCATGCTACCCCAACACTTTTTAATTCAGGTTCTAATTATCCCCAATTATCTTCTTGTTATTTACTTCAGTGTCCAGATGATTTGGAACAGATTGGTGATAGTTTTAAATCAATTATGATGATTTCCAAATGGGCAGGAGGTATTGGAATTAATTTATCTGATATTCGTTCAACAAACTCTATAATTAAATCAACTGGTGGAAGAACAAATGGTATTATTCCATTATGTAAAGTATTGGAATCTTTAGCCCGATACGTTAACCAAAGTGGTAAGCGCCTGGGTAGTATAGCAACATTTATAGAACCTTGGCATGCTGATATTGAAGATTTTATTCAATTAAGAAAAAATACTGGAGATGAAAATTTAAGAGCTAGAGATTTATTTTTAGGATTATGGGTTCCAGATGCATTTATGAAAGCTATTGAAGCTGATACAGATTGGTATTTAATGAATCCTTCTGAATCAATCGGTTTGACAGATTGTTGGGGGTCAGAATTTGAAACCCTTTATGCAAAGTATATTGTTATGGGTAAATATGTGAAAAAAATTAAAGCTAGAGAATTATATAAAAAAATTACTGAATGTCAATTTGAAACAGGAATGCCTTATATGATGTTTAAAGATACAATTAATTCCCGTTCTAATCAACAAAATTTGGGAACTATTAAAAATTCTAACCTTTGTTCAGAAATAACAGAATATTCATCCCCAGATGAAATTGCGGTTTGTAATTTAGCATCGGTTTCTTTGCCAAAATTTGTCTCAGTTAGAATTGACGGAACAAAATATTTTGATTTTGATAAATTTGGTAAAATAATTCAAATTATGGTTCAAAATTTAAATAATATAATAGATTTGAATTATTATCAAGTTCCCCAAACCTCCAAATCAAATTTAACCCATAGACCAATAGGGGTTGGTGTTCAAGGTTTGGTTGATTGTTATTTAGCAATGGGGTATTCATTTGATTCTGCTGAAGCAACCAAATTAAATAAACAAATATTCGAATGTGTTTATTGGAATGGATTAGCCAAGTCAAATGAATTAGCTAAACGTTATGGCAAATATAGTACATTTGAAGATTCACCATTTTCCAAAGGATTACTTCAATTTCATTTAGCTGGATATAAAACTGAACAAGTTGCAGACAAGGAATTGGGATTAGATTGGGATGGATTAATTGAATCTATTAAACTGAATGGTACACGTAATAGTTTGGTCACAACAATTATGCCAACTGCTTCAACAGCACAAATACTTGGTAATAATGAAAGTATTGAACCATATACATCAAATATTTATGTCAGAAAAGTATTATCAGGAGAATATATGATTATTAATAAAAATTTAGTGTCAGATTTAAAAAAAATAAACTTATGGACTAAGGAAATTGTTGGGGAATTATTATATGACAATGGTTCTGTTCAAAAATTAAATATTCCTCAAGAATTAAAAAATAAATATAAAACAGCTTATGAATTAAAACAATCAGTAATAGTAAAACAAGCAATTGATAGAGGATTATTTATTGACCAATCTCAATCTATGAATCTATTTATGGAAATGCCTAATTATAATAAGTTAGCGTCGGCTCATATTTATGCTTGGAAAAATGGATTAAAAACGGGTTCTTATTATATTAGAACATTACCAATTACTGAAGCAACAAAATTTTCAATAGATATAGAACAAATTAATTTAATTAAAAATAAAAGAAATGTATGTAATTTAAATGACGGAGTATGTGAAACTTGTTCTGCTTAAATTTAATTATAAAAAATATATAGAATATTAAAAATTTTAATATACATTAAAAAATTTTATATAAAGAATTAAAAAAAATATAATTTATTAAATTTTAAATAATTTTTAATTATAAAATAAATATTTTTTTGTTTTGTTATAATATATATAATAATGGATATGTCTATTGATGTCAAATGCGCTGTTACTACTGCTATCCTCTCAGTACTTGTTTACTTACTTTTAGTTAACCTTTTATCCAGAGTTTGGGTTGAAGGTGGTGTTGGAAAAGAAATGGACCAAACTGAATGGTATAAATCTATGGAAGTTATTATGTTAGTTGCTGTTTTCCTTGCCTTTAACTTAAACAACTATTTATTCACTTCTTGCAAATCTGCTTAAATTTTTTAAATAAAACTTTTTATATAATATCATTTTAATTATATAAAAAATATTAATAATGAATAACAAAAATAATATGTTAACAATTGATACTTGTATGGAACAAGTTGATATGATAGATTATTACATAACAAAAAATATTTTAAAAATAATATCTAACAAAAAAAATTATGATTTTATTAAAAATAATATTTTTTTGCTTGCGATAAACAATAAAAATAATAAAAATCCATTGATAATTTTATTGGAAAATAAAAAATTTAAAGAGATTGAAAAATTAATAAATTACAATGAACAAATATTAAATTTTAAGAATATTTATGAAAATAATTTATTTAAGTTATTATTGAGTTATGATTATTTCTATGACTTGATTTTAAATAAAATTATTAATTTAGATAGAACATTTATAATCAAATTAATTACACAGCCAAATAATTCAAATGTAAATTTTATAGATAATTTAATAACAATATTAAATTCAAATGATTATATATTTTATTTAGATGATAATGACAATAAAAAAAAAATATTAAATAAAACTATATATATTGCTCATAATATATATTTATTAGATGCTGAAAAATATACTATGTTAATTACAAAATTATGCAAAAATATATTGAATCAAGATTATTTATTTTACATTTTAAAAAAAATGTCAATTGATAATTTTGATGTTTATCCAGATTCTAATTTATATTTATGTATTGATTATTTGATTTTAAATGAACAATATAACGTATTAATTTATTTATTAGATAAAATAAATTATATTGAATTTACTAATATTGATGATAATGTTATTTTTGGATTATGTGAAAATCCTAATGTTGATATTGAAATAAAATCTGAAATAATAATAAAAATTTTATATAAAAGTAATATCACCAAATTTAAAAATAATAAAAATCAAAATATTTTTTATTGGTTAATTTCTGAATATAATCTTGATATTGATATTATTATTAAATTTATCGATTTTATTAATATTTATGAACAAGATATTTTTGGACAAACACTTTTGGATTTTATAAAATATAAATATCCTAAAGAAAAAGTAAATAAAATAATTAAAATATTTCCAAAACAATTAGTAGATAATTCTTTTTTTGAAAAGAAATATAAAAAAATAAATATTAAAAATAAATTAATTAAATCTGATATTGGTATATTTACATCTAATATAATACATAATATGTTATATACCATTTATATATTAAAATCACATAAAAACATTATATCTATACCATATTTTATTTTGTCAAATAATCAATTAAATCAATATGAAGAATTTATTGAAATTTCAAATAATGATAAAAGCCTAGTTGGTTACACTAAATTATATTTTTTAAATTATAATAAATATTTACCACATTTGATAATGTGGAAAAATAAATATAATTTTTGGATTGATCCCAATTTAATTGAAAGTATCAATAAAAATATTAATAAAAATTTTATTTATATAAAGTTATCTATTTATTTAATGGATAATACTTCAATAAGACATTCAAATGTTATTATTGTTGATAATACAAATAAAACAGTTGAAAGATTTGAACCATATGGTGAAATGATTTTTACAAATTCAGTTGATATAAATAATATGATTCAAACATATATTGCTATTCCTTTAGGATATAAATTTATATTTATACAACCATATCCCGGATTTCAATCACGTTCTGATGAATTTGCTAAATTTAATAAAAATTATGGTGATCCAGCTGGTTTTTGTTTAGCTTGGTCATTTGTATATATAGACATTAAAATGGAATTATTTAAAAATAAAATTAATGTTAACCCAATCGATTTTATTAATTGGTATATTATTAACAAATTTAGTTTAGATTTTAATATTGATCCCAATATAAATAAAACTAACAAATATATATTGTTTATTAGATTTTATGCAAGATATCTTGATTTAAAAAAAAATGAAATAATAAAAGAGTTTGGATTAGAACCAAGTTTGAGTTATCAAAATGATTTAGATATTAATTATCAAAATAAATTAGTTAAATATACAAATGATGAACTAGATACTGGTGCTACGTCTTGTTTTACTTATAAATCTATTGTTGAAAAATGTGGTGTTGAATATTTGATTGATTCAACCACAACAACATTAGTACAGGGTGCTCATGGAATAAAACCAACAC